TAGGGATACACGCACCAGAACCATTAAGAAAGTTAAAAGATTGTATGATGTTAGTGCGGTTAGTTTTCCGGCTTACAAAAATACTTCAATTTCAGCAAGGAGTTTCTTTGAAGCGGAGGCGGAAAAGGAACAAAAAGCTAAGGAGTTAGCTGAATTGCGACAGAAATTGATACTCTTATGTGACCTATAAGACCGACATAAAACAACTTAATATCAAAAACAAAATGGAGGATTTTTACAATGGGTAGAATTAATGAAATCGAACAAAGAAAATTAGAAATTAAAGAACTTTTAGAGTCTGATGCAAAAGACCTCAATCTCGAAGAATTAAGGTCAGAAATTGAAGCTCTAAATGCTGAAAAAGCACAGATTGAGGAAAGAAAACAAATTGCTGAAGGTATACAGGCAAATGAAATTAAGCCTGAAATGATTGAAAAGCCAAAAATGGAGGAAAGAAAAATGAACGAACTATACAATGTTGATACAAAAGAATACAGAAGTGCATGGTTGAAAAACCTTATGGGAAAAGAACTTGATGACACTGAAAAAAGAAGTATAGCAGCAGCTAACGCTGTGATTTCTCTAGAAACTTACAATGCAATTTTTGGCAAAGTTAAACAGTATGCTTCAATACTTGACGAAATCACTTTATTAAATGTCGCTGGAAATATAAGCTTCGGAGTCGAGGGCACAAACAATGATGCAGCATTGCATACAGAGAATGATCTTGTTAATGGTGCAGCTGATACTTTCATTACCGTGCATCTTGCAGGTTTTGAAATAGTGAAACTTGTTAGATTATCTGCTTCAGCTAGAAATATGTCAGTTGATGCTTTTGAGCAGTTCTTAGTTGATAATCTTTCTGAGAAAATAGCTCAGAAGATTGAATACTATGTAATTAACGGAACTGGTAACAGTCAGCCTAAAGGTATTGACTATGCAACAACTTACACCAACGACAGCAATGCAGTACAGTGGGCAGCAAATAGCAAACCTACAGCTGCTGAAATAGCTGAGTTAATTTCATATTTGCCTGGTGGATATGCTAGAAATGCAAAATTTTTAATGAACCACAAAACTTTTTGGCAGCATGTCATGGTTCTCAGGGACGATGCAAAAGCTCCAATAGTGTCCAATGACAACGGAACCTACAGAATATATGGATTCCCTGTATTGTTTTCTGATGCGGTTGCAGGCACTGACATGTTCTTGGGCGACTACAAACAAATCGTTGGAAACTTGTCTCAGAACGTAACTGTAGAATCTAGTGCAGCATCAGGTTTTGTATACAATGCTGTAGACTATAGAGCTGTAGCGATTTTTGACTGTGATGTAGCTGATGCGGGAGCAATCGTTAAAGGTAGTGCTGATTTAACCTAATTAGGAGCTAGTTAATTCTAGCTCCTTTTTAATTCAAATAATGAAATGGAGGAAACAAATAATGAATAGATTTATTGGACAACTCAACACTGATGTGTATGGGATATCAGCTGACGAGGCAAAAGTAGCACATCTTTCGTACACAAAAGAACAAGCATGTGCAGCTGACGCAGATGGACTGTTAGATGGAATAGCACTTACAGCTGCAGCACAGACAATTACAGAGTTCTTGAGTGAAATGCCTTATGCAAGAAATATCACTGTCGTAGCTAGTGATGCAACAGGTGAAAATGCAAAGGTAGTTGTACACGGCACAAACATCAAAAATGAAGCAATAAGTGAAGAATTCACGCTTGCAGGAACATCAGCAAAGGTTGGAAACAAAGCATTCAAAACCGTAACAAAGATTACATTACCAATAGCAGTAGGTACTGAGACAATTGACGTAGGTTGGGGGGATAAGATAGGACTTCCATATATATTTGATGTTAAGCCTTTGTGTTTTGCAACTCAAGCAGGAGCTTTAGAGACTACACCACCCACACTCGCAATTGATGATGACGAAATCGAAAAGAATACAATAACACTTGCTACAGCATTACATGACGATAAAGCTATTGACGTGTATTTAGTACTGTAAGAGAGGTTTAAAGCCTCTCTTTTATTTTAAGGAGGGGATTAAAAAATGTCAGAAGAATTAGAACCGATTGAAAATGAAGAAACAGAAGAACCTACTGAGCCTGAAACAGAAGTTAATCAATTATTAATTGATGTAAAGCAGTGTCTTAGAATATCAAACACATCATTCGATACAGAAATACAAGACTTGATTGAAGCGGCAAAAGCAGACCTTATCTTGTCAGGTGTATTGAGTACAAAAGCTAATGACGAAGCTGATTCATTAATTAAGAGAGCTATCATAATATACTGCAAGTTAAACTTCGGTTTTGAAAATCCCGACAGTGACAAGCTTGAAAGAGCATACAACAGCCTGAAAAATCATCTCACTCTGAGTCAAGAGTATACAGTGGAGAGTGATGAGTCATGAGGTGGGGAGATACTTGTAATTTACTAAAGAAAACTGAAAGTGTTGATACTATTGGCGGGATAACATATACAACAACAAATACTACAGTATATTGTAATATAAAACCAGTAAAATATAATGAATTTTATCAAGCAGCGACGGCTAATTTAAAACCTGAGATTGTTGTAGTTGTTAGAAAAACTGATTATAATATGCAAGAACTAGTAAAAATTAACAATATAACTTATCGTATTATTCGAATTTTCGAAAAGGGTGAAAATGTTGAACTAACATTGACCTCCGAAATATTAAGATAAGGGTGATTAAAAATGGCTAGAGCAAAAAAAATATATGTAAAAGGTGATAAAGAAATAATTAATTATTTAAAAAACCTTGAAAATGAAGTTGAAAACATATTATCTGATGCAGTAAAAGACGGCGCTGCAGTTGTATACGATGATGCAAGAGCTAATGTTCCGGTCGACACCGGCAATCTTAAAAATTCAATTGAAATGAAAGAAGGCAAAAAGACTAAGAAAAAAGCAATTTGGAATGTAAAAGTAAATCTTAAAAAAGCTTTCTATGGGAAACATGTTGAATTCGGTGATAAAAAACGACGCGCAAGGCCTTTTTTACGAAGAGCTGTTGATAAAAACAAAGAAAGAATTGCAAATAAAATAATAGAATCTCTGAAAAGAGCAATAAAGAGGGTGAGATGATGTTTGAAGATTTATACACTTATTTAAGTAAAAGTATTACAGTATATCCGGACGAATTACCCTTAGATGTAGTTTATCCCGCCGTAACATACCAATTAATTTATCCCGAAAATTTATATACAATGACAGGCAATGCAAATTTAACAACTTATAATATACAATATAAAATTTTTGCAACATCGCGCCTAGATACAA